ACCCGGAAGTAAGGACCGCCGGCCGGCCGGGCGCGCAACGGCGCGGGGGCGGGGGTGGCTTGTAAGGAGGTGGGCGGGTGGGCTGGCGGCGCTCTTGGCGCTGGCGGGGTCCGCCGGCGCGGCCGCGCCGACTGGGGCGGTCTGCACGGTGCCGGAGTCTGGGCAGCCGTGGGACGAGGTCTGCTACGCGCGGGCCGAGGTGGTCGACGTGCGCGAGTGCGGGGGATGGGTGACGATCAACCTGGCCACCGGCGCGCGGGTGGCGTGGCCGTTCGTGGCTCGCATGCGGCCGTCGCTGCCCCCGGGTCATCCGGGGGCGGGGCGGGTCGTCTACGTGACGACAATGATGTCCGGCGGGTTCGAGTGCTGCGACGAGGTCAAAGCGACGACGTCACGCTGAGGCTTGAACCGTACAGCGCCACCTGGGCGCCGCTGACGGCGCTCAGGTGCTCAAGGTTCATTGGAGCGTCCATCTGGCCAACGATGACCTGAGTGTCAGGCACGGGCTGGGTGCTGATGGTCTGCCCGTTCACCGGGCTGTACTGCAGGTCGGGAACCACCGCAATCGTACCCGTGGTGCCGGCGATGCGGTTGACTGCATGCACCGTCGATCGCTGGAAGTTGCCGACATCGTTGAGCCCACCGTAGGCCATGGCTTGATCGACGCGCGCCAGCCGCATGCTCAGGGACGACTGCACGGGCTTCGGCGTCGCATACGGCCGGCCGCTGTAGGACCTCGCCACCTGCGACGGATCGCGATAGGCTGCCGAAATCCCTGGTTCAACGGTGCAGTAGAGGCCGCGCAGGTACAGCAATCGTTCGCAGAACAGGTCGAACGTGCCGGTCGGTGTCGTCGGCATGACGAAGTCCAAGCGCAGGCCGCAGCCTACCCCTCCACCGAGCAGATAGCGGCCGCCATCGGCCTGATCGATGTAGGCCTGCGCATCACCCCCGCGCCCGAAGATGGCGAACGCATAGTTCTGAATCAGCCGCGCACTGGAAAACCCGAAGCCGACCGCCGGCTGAATGGTGCCATCGTACGTCAGGCTGCCGAACGCGGCGTTGTAGACGCGGCAACGGATGTTGATCGGATGGCGTTCCGTCGTGCCCTGGCGGACTGCATAGGCATTGCCGACCACCAGCAGGGCCGCCGTCTGGCGCTCGGCAACAGTGCTCTTTGGCGTGAGCACGATTTCCACCTGTACAAGTCCTGCATGCGCCACGCCGTTTCGCCGCCAGAGCGTGCCCGGCGTGGCGTCGATCAGATTGCCCACGGGGTTGGCCGTAACGGCTGTGCCGGCGCCGTTCGCGGTGATCGAGTGCGCGCTGTAGAGGTCGATGTCGCGACGGAACTGGTCGTCGTATCCGATGATGCTGTTGTGGTTGAAGGGCATGTCAGCTCCAGGTCGTGAGGCTCACCTGCCGGCCCAGCAGGCTGCCGGCGATCTTGGTGGCCACGGTCTTGCGCGCGGTGGTGAACCCGAAGCGCGGGAAGGTGATGTCGACGACCAGGCCCGGCTCGAGCTGGTCAGCCGCGACGCCGCTGTCGAGCAGCACGGCGAGCTCCGCGAAGTACCGCTCGACGTCGTACAGGTCTCCGCACCACCGGTCGCATTCGGCCCGCGCGTTCGCCTCGCGGGCGAGCAGCGTGGGGATGCCGTTGGCGTACTCGCGCGAGTTGTCCGCGCGGCCCAAACGGCCGCGAGAGCCGTCAGCGTGCGCGTAGGCACCCGTCACGGCGTTCGTGGACTCGTAGCGGAACCGGAAGTCCTGCAGCAGTGCCTGGCGGTGCCACGCAGGCGCCAGCGCGTCCGCTGGCGGCGTGTATGTGAATGGGGACTGGCCGAGGTTGATCGTTCCGGTGTTCGTTTCCGCCGCGTTGCCGCCCAGCATGAAGTGAGCGACGCCCTCGACGCCGCCGCCGAAGGTGAGCCAGCCGGTGTCGGCGTCCGGGTCGGCGCTGTTCTGCCAGGCCCCGTTGCGGCGCCAGTACACGCGGAAGTGCTGCTGGTTGGCGCCCATCGCCGCGGGCCGCCCGTCGATGTAGATCCCGATGACGTCGTTGGCCGCCCACGCGGCACCGAACGCGGAAGGGGTGCCGCCGCTCACCGACTGCCCGTTTGCCCGGTAGCCGATCGAGTTGCCGTCGGCGCCCGGGTAGCTGTTGAGCACGGCGCCGGTGGCGTTGCCGACGCCGGCATAGTGCTGCTGGCCAGCGCCGATCGCGGTGACCGTGTACTCGACGTAGTAGCGCTCGCCGTAGAACCCAGGGTCCGTGCGCACCGCGCCGGCGTTGGTGATGGTGGCGGTGTAGTTGGTGTTGCTGAGCGCGACGTCGGCGTCCTTGTCCAGCGGGTTGAGCTTGCACTCGTTGAGCACGCCGACCAGCTCGCTCTCGCTGTACGGCGCCCAGTTGCGCTTGGCCAGGATGACGTTGCTTAGCCCGATCGCCTCGTCGAACTTCACCTTGATGCCTTCGGCGGAGATGTTGTCGACGGTGACCGTGAGCGCGGCTGTACCGGTCGGGGACAGCAGGCGGCCGAACGTGAGCTTGCCCAGCCGATTGATGAACCAGTAGCCGCCGATCGACACGGCGAGCTGGTCAAGCACGTCGGCGATGGTGGTGGCCTCGCTCGCGTGATAACCGTAGGCGTAGCCGGTGGCGGTGTCGATCGCGGCGATCGCGGTGAGGTCGAGGTCGCTGGTCGTGAGCGGGCCCTTGACCGTGCACACGTAGGTGACGAGGTCCTCGAGGCGGTCGGCGAGGGTGATCTTGCGGATGCGCAGGGTGTCGATGGTCAGGGACGCGCCCGATCCATTCGCGGCAATGAAGCGCGGCGAGAAGTTTCCACCTACGCGAAAGACCCCTGTGTAGCGGCCTACGGCATCGACAGTCCGTTCGTTCTGCGCAACGACGCTGCCGGCGCGGAACACGATTGATCCAGAAACGTAGCCGGTGCAATCGAACTCGTAGAAGAAAAGGTCGCTGGGACTTGCCGTGATGGTCGTGGTCGACACTACGATCAGGTCACCTCCGCCGGCCGTGTTCACCATGTTGAGCGCGTTGCCGACGATGCTCGCATCGCGACCCGCCACACCGCCGCCCAATTCCGTCCACCCCGCCAGCGACGTGAAGTCGTCGCTCAGCTCGGTGCTCAGCAGCCGATACCGCCCCTGCACATTCGCCCGCTGCGCACCGCCGACCGCGCTGGTCCGCTCGACACCGAAGATCCCTGACTTCGACGACCGCCGGTATCCGGCCGACCCCTCGATCATCGCCCGGCCCTGGTCAAGCCACTGCGTGATGCCCACCCAGTCGTCCGCATCGTGCACGTCGAAGTGCCCGTTGCCGAACATGTCGGGCTGCTGCACCGGCACCTGGAAGCACGTGCCGAGCGTGATGGGCCGCGGGCGGCCGCGCAGCGCCTGGTTGCTCACGGTCGTCGGGTACAGGCTGGACTGCAGCGGCCGCTCCAGCCGCGCGGAAAGGTCCTTCACGTAGACGTCCAGGAAGCCGTCGTCCGGGAAGTCGATCCGGTCGACGACCAGCGTGGCCACGACGGTGAACGTCGCGTAGGCGTCCAGGTTCTCCCCGCGCCGAAGCACCACGGTCTGGTCGCGGAAGCTCTGCCCGACGTAGGTGTCGAACCGCCCGTCGGCGTTGACCAGCCGCACGCGGCCGAAGCTCTGTGCACCGCGCGGGCGGGTGCCCCAGAACGCCGTGCCGATGCTGCGCTCGAAGCTCACGTCCTCGCCGATGCGGTCCTCGAACAGCGTCGACGCCGGCGTGTCGGTCGACGTGGACGCATACGTGCCGGACGCCATGTAGAGCGTCCCGCCGCCGGGGATGCCGATCTCGGCGGTGAAGATGGGCAGCCCAGCCATTACAGGGCCCTCACGCCGCCGGCAGAGATGCGCGCCAGCGCCGCCTGCACGGCCACCAGGGTCTGCTGCAGCGACGGGATCGTGGTTGCGATCTGTGCCATCGTGCCCGGCAGCACGCCGAGGATCTGGCCCAGCCTCTGCAGCGCCGCGAGCTGGTTGTCGGCGCCGCTGGCGTTGACGATGGGCTGCAGCGTGCCGCGGACCAACGCCTCATAGCGCTGGAACTCCGCCGAGCCGACGCCGTAGAGGTTCGCCGCCTGGCGAATGAACTGGTCCGCGTTGCCGGCGATCGCACGGATGGCGTCGAAGTCCCCGGTGGCGGCCCGGCGTGCCAGCGCATCGAGCTGCCCGAGCTGCTGCTCGAACTGCTGCCCCGGCGTCAGGCTGGACACGCTGGCCCCGCCGGCGAGGAACTCCCGCACCGGCTCGGCCGCGTCGCGCAGGCGCTGCAGCCAGTCGGCCTGGTAGTTGGCCACCACGCCGAGGTCATCGGCGATGCGCTGGGACTCGGAGATGAAGTCCTCGATCGCGTCGGTCGCTTCCTGCGTGGCATCAGCCTGCTCGCGCAGCGCGGCGGTGCGGCGCCGCTCGATCAGGTCGAGCTGTTCCTGCGTCGCGCCGAGGTCGATGGCCTGCTGGCGCAACGCATCGAACTGCTCGTTGATACGCAGGATGGCGAACTCGGCCGGGGACAGCGTGTCCTCCAGCTCGCCCAGCCGCAGCGGGTCGAGGAGCTGGTCCAGCGCGTCGGCCTGCGCGTCGTTGAGACGCTCGATCGCGCCGGCGCGCAGCTCTTCCAGCCGCGTGAGCTGCGCCTCGCTGGCGCCGAGGTCCTCGAGCTGCTCGCGCGCGGCGTCGAACTGCTGGCCGATGGCGTCGAGCTGGCGCTCGAACTCGGTCATGCCGGCGAGGCGGTCGGCGTCCTCGAAGGCGTCGAGGATGGCCAGCACGCGCGCGGGCCGGGACAGGATTTCGCCGAGGCGCTCGACCTGTTCCTCGAAGGTCGCGCCCTGGCGCACGAACTCCTGCGTGCTTTCGTCCAGCGTGCCGAGGATCGCGTCGAAGCGGTCCTCGAGCACGTTTTCGATGGTCGCCGCGCCTTCCTCGAACGATGCGTTGACGTTGGCCAGGCGCGCGCGCACTGCCTCGATCTGCTCGTCGGTCAGGAAGCCCGCGATCAGGTTGTCGAAGTCGCGGATGGCGTTGAGGATCGTGGGGCTCGACGGGTCCTTGATTTCATCCGTGCGGATGAAGATGTCGCCGAGCTGCGACGACCCGCTGGCCTCGGCCTGCCGCGGCCCGTTGAACGGGTTCGACCGCACGCGGATGAGCGGGTTGTCCTCGGGGAAGAGCGCGCCCACGAGGCCGCCAAGGAACCCGCCGATCTGCCCGTTGCCGCCGAGCGCCCGGGCGATGGCGGAACCGCCGGCGAACACCAGCGGCGCAGCGAGGAGCGGGTTCGCGGCGAAGGCGGCCAGGCCGCCCGACCCGAACAGGCCACCCAGCCCGCCCGCGCCGCCGGCACCCCCGCCGCCGAACAGGCTGCCGAGGATATCGAACAGGCCGCCGCCACCAGCCGGACCGCCGGCGATGCCCGGCGCGGGAATCGTCAGGTTCGTCGACAGGAACTGCTTGATCAGGTTCCCGAGGAACTGCTTGGCGATGCGCTCCAGCGACTTCCCGAAGTCGTCCCAGTCGTCGAGGCCGTCGACGATCAGCGTCGTGAAGGCGTCCTGCACCTCGTCGATCGCGCCTTCCCAATTCTGCTGGAAGAACTCGGCTTCCTCGGTGGTGACGTTGCCGAAGCCTTCGAACGTGTCGGAGGCGCGCTGGATCTGGACCTGGATGTCCGGCACGGTGGTCCGCGCCAGTCGACCGGTGACCGCGTCGAACTCCTGCATGGCCTCGGTGGCCGGACGCAGGCTGTCGCGGAACGCCTTGTTGAGCGCCGGCTCGAGCTTGAACTGGATTTCCTTGCCCAGCTCGCTGACGCTCTTCTGCGCCTTGTCGGACGCGCTGGCGAAGGCCAGCATGGGCGGGGTGATCTTGCCGACGCCATCGGCGGCCGGCTTGGCGGCCTTGCCGAGGTCCTGCACGCCGCCGGTGATTCGCGCGATGCGCGCCGCAGCATCGCCGCGGATGAACGACAGCGACGAATCGAGCGCCTTCATGCGCTCCGCCGCGTCGCGGCCAGCCTTCGCGCCAAGTCCCTCGACCGCCTTGAGGATGGCGTTGAGGCCGCGCTCGGCCAGCGCGAAGTTGCCCTGCGATGCGGCGCCGATGCTCTGGAACGCGACGACGGCGATGTTGCCGGCCGTGCCGAGGTTCTCGCCCCAGTCGACGATGAACTGGACGGCGTTGGCAACCTCGGCGCCCAGAGTCTGGAACTCGGCCTGGACGGTGATCAGGTCGGCGCCGAAGATGTTGAGCTCACGGCCTACCACCTTGCCGACGGTGGCCAGCAGGCCGGTTTCCTTGGCGGACTCTGCCGCAGCCCGCGAGAACTCATTCAGCGCCGGCAGCACCTCGACGGTGAGCGAGTTGAGGAACCCCTTGCCCGCGCCGACCAGTCGATCGAGCGAGTCGTTGAAGTCACTGGCCGCCTGTGCGGCGTCGTCGGAGAGCACCAGACCCAGGCGCGCGGCTTCGTCGCCCAGCGCGCGGATACCCTCGGAGCCCTGATTGAGGAAAGGCACCAGGTCCGGCCCGGCCGACTTGCCCAGCAGCGCGGCTGCCAGCGCCGTCTCCTGCGCGCCGTCTCGCATGGACTGGAAGGTGTCGGCCAGGTCCAGCAGCACGGTCTCCGAGCTGCGCGCGTTGCCGCCGGCGTCGCGGATGGCCACGCCCAGCGCGTCGAACAGCTCCGCGGCCTGCTTGTTC